AGCTAATCAAGTTCACCGAGCGTGGTTTCAAGGACGGGACACTATCCCTGGACGTATTTGACCAGCGGTTGCACAGCTATACGGTTGATCTGAGCGTTGGCTCGATATATTCCTCTGGTGGGTTCCCAGGAGGAAACCAGAACGTATACGTTGACTATACCGCCGGGTACTCGACTATCCCTGGCGACCTGGAACAGATTGCCATCGAGATCATAAGCAATGTCATAAAATCTAGGTCAATCAATACGCAACTTGAATCCGAAAAGATCGGTGACTATTCGTACAAAGTGGCGCCTACCAGTTCGGGCGTTTCCAGTTTGATCGCTGACAAGGCGTATGATTTAGCGCCATATAAGCGTATGAGATATTCTTAATGTTTAGTCTGTCAAATCACGCTGTTAATATACTACGCGCCGTCTCGTCGGTTGGGACTTCGGGCGAGGTTAATGAGCATTACGCGACGCATATTGTCGGCCTGGGGTGCAGGATTCAGCGGAGGCGGAGCGGCGAGGCGATTTATACCGGGAAGGAGACATTCTTGTCAGACGCGGTTATGTACTGCAACCCGAACCAGGACATAAAAGAGAGCGACCGAGTCAGCGACAACGGGCAGGAGTATGAGGTCAAAGGGGTAGACCCTGACCACGATAATAAAGGCGTGTATATGAAAGTGGACTTATTAAAAATTGGCTAACGTAACTGGAAAATTCGGTATCAACTGGTTTGACACCTCGTTCCTCCGCCTGATGGACGACGAGGTGGACAGAAACCTGAAGAAGGCGGGAATCTTCGTGGTTAATGAGGTCAAGCGGGACTTGAGTACCCAGGGCAGTAAGACCAGCGGATCGGCGACACAAAGACATTCCAGTCCCGGCGACCCTCCGTTCAGGCAGACCGGTCAGTTGCGGCGAAGCATCTCCCGCGAGCGTGTGTTCGCTGAAGAGCGGGTCGGGTCTAACATAAAATACGCTCGATTCCTTGAACTGGGGACACTCAATATATCGCCGCGACCGTTTCTGCGACCGGCAGTTATTCGCAATCGGCGCAAGATAGCCAACATCATTCTCAAGGGGCTGTCGAAATGATTGAGATGCTTGAAGCTGTTTACAGTCAATACTCTGACGAGGACGTATCTGCCGACCTGCGTGGCCTGGTGACCAATTTCCGTTTCGGTCAGGCGGCGGCGGGTCAGGAACTCCCGATTGTGGTCTACAACATCATCGCGGGCAGTACGGATTACACGATTGACAACGCACAGATGGATTCGTACACGCTCCAGTTTTCGGTATTCTCCGAGACCTATATAGCCGCGATGACAATATACGGCGCCATTAATTCTGCGTACCAAAACAAAGCCCTAACCTATTCGTCCGGGTCTCCGTTACTTTGTCGGCGCGAGGCGATGACCGGGCCGGTAAAACTGGACGATGCGTCGTACCAGGTGACGACGGACTTTTTAATCATGACTCATTTAGAATAAGGACAGAACTATGGCAATATCACAAGTTAAACACGGACAAGAGGGGGCTGTTACCTGGAACGATTCTGGGTCGGCGGCAGGCAGCAAAGTCACGGCATGGGTGCTGGAAATGTCGGTCAATCTGATCGACACGACCAATATGGACAACTCTAATAAGTGGCGCACCCGTACGGTTGGACGGTACAATTACCGGGCCACCGTGGACTCTCTGGACGTGACAATCGGGGCGGCGGGAGCCTACGATGAAACAGGCCAGGAGGCGACTCTGGTGCTTAATGACGGACAGCAAGATCACACATTTTTATTGGCTCGCCTGGAAAGCGTTACGAAAACGGTTGACGTTGATGATGTGACGAAACAAACATACGTATTTGTTTGCGGCGGCAAGCCCCTATCGTAAGGAGATTTTACAATGGCGGCAATTACTGGGATATTATTTGGCGGGCATGGTACGGTCGCTGGCACGGGTATCACGACCGGTTTTAGAGCCTGGACGATTGACATTACCACCGAGTCGTTATCTGTAAACTCGCTGGAGGACACCGATGACGCGAACGGGCGACTCTGGGAATCTATGGAGAGCGGATTGAAAGACTGGTCTGGGTCTGCTGACACCTACGAATTGGGCAGTTATAACCCGCTGACCCTGATCGGAACGTCTGGAAGTTTTGTGTTTTCTGAGCATGAGAACGACGCCGGCACTAACAATAATGTTTATACCGCTGTCGGGATTATTTCGGATATTAGCACGTCGGTAAATGTAGACGGCCTGGTCGTTACCACGCTGTCGTTTACTGGAAATGGGGCTGTAACAATATCTACGGCGTAAGGAGCATGAATGGAACCTAAAGAAATTACGTTAGGCGGAGACACGTTTAAAGTCTCGCCTGTCACTCTGAATGACTTGATTGCGGTTGAACAGCAAAAAATCGACCAGCAATCCATGACGGGTATACGCTATTTGCTTTACCTCTCGTTGAGGAAACACCACCCGGCAATCACGCCAGAGACGGTGGGCGAACTGGTGACCATGCAAAATATCGCTGAGATTACTGAGGTTTTAGTTGGTTCACTTAGCGAACTGGACGAGGGGGCGACCCCGAAGGGAAAGGTCAGGCGGCGGCTGAAAACCGCCTGAAGATGACCCAGGCCTTTTGCTGGCTACTGCGGTTTTATCATTTAGGGTTTGCTGAGACGGGCGACTTGACCCTGGATCAGGTCGTGTGGTTGATCCAGGGTATGAGAGAGATTGCGGAAGCTGAGAGCGGCGGCTCGAATAAGTCCCCTAACCAGATGACCGCCCAGGACAAGATCAATATGTATAAAGCGGAAGGAAAAATAAATGGCTAAACTAGGAGAGGCGTTTGTCGTTATCAATGCCAAACTGGGACCACTCAAGAACGCTCTTAGTAGGGCATTCAATATGGTTCGTCGCGGCGTTTCTCGTATGGCTAAAATCGGGGTTGCGGGTTTCGCTGCCCTTGCTGCCGCCGCACTGAAATTCGCTAGTGATGCGGAGGAGACGGCTAATCTGTTTTCCGTGTCGATGGGCAAAATGCACAGTCGCGCCTTAGAGTTCACTAAAAGTTACTCCGATGCCCTGGGTCTGGATATTGTCCAGATGCAGGAGTTTATGGGGATTTTTAATGTGATGATTAAGGGTATGGGGGTCGGGGCGGAAATGTCGAGTCATATGTCCGCTGAGTTCACTAAACTGGCATTTGACATTTCCTCTTTTCGGAATTCTAAACCAGAGGAGGCATTCAACAAGCTCAGACAGGGCATCGCAGGCGAGACTGAGGGTTTGAAGGCGCTGGGTATAGTCATGACCGATACAAACCTTGCCACCTTCGCGGCGGCGAACGGTGCGACGAAATTGTGGAAGGAAATGAGCCAAGCGGAGAAAACAATTCTTCGCTACCAATTTATTTTGTCAAAAACAAAAGACGACCAGGGAGACCTCGCGCGCACCGGGGGCAGTTTTGCCAACAACCTAAGAAAGATTAGAAACGAACTGGTTAAGACTTTGGCGGCGGTGGGTGGCGTATTTTTAGGCGATGCGTCTATGGGCCTCTCTGCATTGTCTAAAAAAATAGCGGAGACGAGACCGAAGCTCGTGGCCTTCTTTGAAGATGCGAGAATGAAGGCTCTGGGGTTCATAGACGCTCACGGGGGCATAGGGGCCATAATGGATAAGATTGCCGGGGTATTTGACACCCTGTCAAATGTTATCAAAAATACGCTTGTGCCATTGTTCAAGATGATTTTGCAGATGGTACTTACACTCGCAAAGAGTATGGGGATAATTAAAGGAACAATAATGACAACCAAATCGGGCACGGTCAGGACGATTGACGCCTCGCAAAATAATCAGGCGTTTCCATTCGTCGGTGAACATAAAACTTTGCAAAACTCGGACAAGATCAACCGAAATTTCCAAGAGATGATTCGACTGCAAAGGGGTATTCAGTCGAACACTGGCGGCGGGATTGGGGCTTAAATGGCACTTACCAGCACAATTGAACTCAACGAGTCCTGGCAGTTTAGAGAGACCGGCGAGGGCCAGGAGTTCGTACAAATTTTTTACGCTATATGGGCCGACGTATTTAGTTTGCGAGGCGCTTCTTATGAGCTTCCCGCAATCGGCGACCCGATTCCCGACTCCGTTTTTCCTGACCGCGAGGATTTAAGGGTCATTAATATAGTCGCGTCGCCCAGGGACGAAGATGTTGACGGGTGCCGCGTAGAAATAACTTACAGCAATATTTCAAAAGAAACGCTACCCAAAAACGTTCCCGACTCTCGTTTATCGTGGCAGGAGCGTTTCTACTCTGTGATGGAGGTTAAATCTGTCACAAGGGCGTACAGCAACGGCACATATACCGGCGCCGATTTGAGCCACGATTCGTTTAAAGACGCGGACGGGACAATTATACCTCAACCGGTTTATGTTCCTAGTTTCATTTACGATCTGACGGTCAGAATGTCCTTTGCCAACCTTGACGGGTTGACCGACAAACTCGGCAAGGTTAATTCCGACGAGCTATGGACGACGCGACAAACAGCACGGGGGACTCGCGCCATGTACGACAAGGAGGGGAACTTTATCTTCTCTGGGTCAGACCAGAAAAAGTGGCTTTTCTCTAATCTAAACGTCGTCAGACAGGGGGTAGACATATACGAGGTGAACATGGAATTTATGTACAACCCCGACGGCTGGAACCAGGACAGCGGCGGACATAATACAGATTTTTACGGGACAACAGCACTCTCTGATTTATTCAATGGGGCAACAGGTGAAGACGAGGCGCCACAGTTGGGCGGGTCTCGATGAGCCGTTTAGCCAGGGTATCGCAGAAGGCGAGGATTTTAGGCAAGCAGTACAACGTATTGGTGGACGCAATCAACCGTGTAATGCCTCTGTCGGTAGTCTCAAAAATAGAAACCAGTTCGGGGACGAGGACGCGAGAGAAGAACGATATTGGTCAGAATATATTCCGGGCGACCACGATGGAAGTTGCCCAGGCTGATCTGTTTATTTCTGTCAAATTACAAGACCGCGACGGTGCTGTAATGGGCGATGCGTTTGATGCCACATTAATAGCGACCGACGGAGCGACGGCGGCAAACGCGGCCCTTCCCAGGATAGCCGCCAGTAAGACAATCTTGATAACGAAAATAGCGGGAACCTGGTACGTCGTTAATCCAACAATAATCAAATCGACGGTGTGTGCGTAATGGCAAATGAAGCACAAATATCACTAGGCACGGCAGTTGAGGTTAGCGGCGAAATAGCCGGGCATGGAGATTGTTGTTGCGCTGACGTGTCGGGCGAATGCTGCGGCACTTCTTGTTCAAGAATGCCGAGATATTTCGACATCACCTTTTCTGGCGTTGATGATTGCGGAACCTGTTCCGCTGGGGCCTGTTACGACTCGGACTGTCCTAGCTGCTCGGACTGGTTAAACGCATCGTTCACTGTCGAATGGTACCCCGACCTTTGTAGCTGGAGGTGGTGCGATAGTTGCAACCCTGAAGGCTGCTCAGAGGTTGTTAAAATGGTACATATGACAATTTATGCTTCGACAATCGTTATCGCTGCAGGATATATTATAGGCGGCCCTTGTGCCACTGACTCCGAACTATCGACCTACTGCTACCGAGATATGTATACCATTCCGTCGACTTCTGATTGCGACAAGTGCGGCGATTTGCCACTTACTAGGACCGACACAAGGCTTTCGCCCTGCATTTATAGCGGAACTTGTTCCAGCGGGGGCGTCAGTACTTGGCGACTTCGCGGAAAAGAGGGAACCGCCGTGCTTTCACAGGCTTAATATGATTTGCAAGTTTTACAATAACAAAGAATGTTTATTGCTAACGCACATTTCGGGCAAACGTAATTTTATTCCTCTTGGCTATTGCGAGTCGCGGTGCGGTCCCAACGATATTGAAAAGCAAAAATCCATGTTGGCAACTAGAGGGTATCTGGTTAGAGATATTCCAGACGACTTGTCACATCTGGCGGCGGTTAAGACGTCATCGCTAACCGCCCAGGTAGCGATGGCGGTTGATGAACTGCCAGGCGCACTTAGTATGATTCGGAATCTGGGGAAGCACGCGCTAACGGTTGTGGATCATTATAAAAAGACGGGGCGCGTATTTGTTAATGGCACCCAGCAGGCCGAGCGGCTTAAAATCTGCGAAGCGTGCGAACATTATACACTCGATGACAGAGGAAGCCCGCGATGCAAACAGGCCAGTTGCGGTTGTCATCTAAGCGGTGAGATAGGTAAGACGAGGTTTGAGGCATTACCGTGCCCGATTGGGAAACATGACGCGTTAGATAAGACTTATAGAGAGGATTAGTTATGGCTACGAGATATTATGACAGCGGCGGCACGGCTAATACATGGTCAAGTGCGAACAACTGGACAGATAACACTCTGCCGGTGAACGGAGATATTGTTATACTGGACGGAAGAGCGCCTGAAAACATCACGGCAGGATTGGACCAGACGGGCGTCAATTTGGCGGCGTTGCATATTATGCCGTCGTTTAGCGGGACCATCGGAGCCGCCACTGCACCTCTCACTATTGAGTGCAGCGGTGACATGATTATCGAGGGGTCGGGCAGTTATTATATTCAGTGCGGTAACGACTCGGCTGACGCGGACGTTGCTCGGACAATAATCAATGTGTCCGGCACGGTGCAACTATCAAGCCAAAAAAACGCCAACGGCGGTAACGTCGCCATCTTTACCGATATTGTTGTCCAAAATGGAACCGTCCTGCTGTATGGCAACGCCGATTCCGCCCAGTCCACCCTGGACAACGAGAGCGGGACGGCTTACACAAATTTATATGTAACACCGAGGCCTGGGTCGAGTCCGACGGTTACGATTGGCGACCATTGCGAAGACCTTAAGAACGCCGTCGCCGGTACGATCTACCAATCGGGCGGCACTGTAAACAATTACTCTGATATTGGTACGCTCTATTTATACAAGGGAACTTTTAACTGCGGCGGCACGGCTTACGACATGGACGCTGACGACGACAATATTGCTACCCTGGTCCAGCTTGGCGGTACGTTTGTTTGGAAACCGACGAACACGGGAGCAACGCCAGACAACGCGAGCGAGTCGCCGGCGATAACAACGGCTCATTTGTTCGGCGGAACCTTCGACGGAACGTCGATGCTGTCTACATCGACGACTGCACCGACGGTTACAGCGTGCAATTTGTATCACGGTGCAACCCTGAATATATCGAGCCAGTATTCTAATTTTATATTCACAACGCTGAAGAATTTCGGGGGTGCGATTATTACCTCGTCAAAGCAATCACTAACCCTCTCCTAGAGATTAACATGGCGCAAGGCGGATTCGATTTGAAATTACTAGCTATAGGCATCACCCTGTTTGTGCAGGCTGGTGCGGGTTTGTGGTATATTGCCTCAGTTGATAGCCGAGTGAATCATAACAATTACCAGATTAAGATGTTAGAAAAAGATGTAACTCATAATAGTAAATTTGTTTTGGAATGGCCTGCTGGTCGTTGGTTAAGCGGTGAGTTACCGAGCGACACTCGACAGGATTTGAAGATTGAGGCACTTGAAAAGCATGTAGATAAGATAATGCTGAAACTTTACAACGGGAGAGATCACCCCTAACTGGTTATGTGGTGGGTAATATTTGCTGTGATTTGTACGATATGCTCAACCTGGACGGTTGCGGTCTGGTGGGCAGACCGGCATTTGCGTAAAAAGTACACGAGGTCCGATATGATTTTGAAGTCGCCGCCCAGGTGGTTTGACTAATACAGTTTTCTCCTCCCTCCTGGGGCCAACGGCGTGTGCTGTTGGCCCTTTTTTTGTTTTGATAGAGCTTTGATACAGCTTGATACAGCTTGATACAGCTTTGATACAGCTTTGGTACAGCAGCGTCGGGTAAAGCGTCGGGTAAAGTGTCGGGTGTGACAAAACGTAAAGCGTTGGGGGAAAGGGAGATAAGGTTTCAGTGTGTCGGGTAAAGTGTCGGGTAAGGTGTCGGGTGACGAATGTCAGTGACGAACGTCAGTGACGAACGTCAGGACAGACATTCGTACCGTTAGCGTACCGTTAGCGTACCATTAGCGTATGGTTAGCGTATGGTTAGCGTATGGTTAGCGGGTACACGGCGGGCGCACGGTGGGCGCACGGTAGAATTTCCGAGAATCTGGTCGCCTGCCATAACAGCAGGGATTACCGCAAAAAAAAATTTAGAAAATTAAGATTTTTTGTTTGCTTCTGCCGAAATATGTGCTATACTTTAAACATAAGGGCAAGCAAATGAAACAAACTATTAGAACTAAAATTAGCGAACAGGACGGCGAAATTTGCTTGCCCGCATTTCTTATGCC